TCCTTGTCACACGGTATCCCCTTCTTTGCCTTGAGGTAAGCGTAGGTAACGTGTCGATGTGTCACGCCTTCCAGGAGCCAGTCGTAGTAGAACGGATCCGTGTCGATGATGGCATCCCTGATGATGTCCAACTCCCGCTGTATCTCCATCCGTTTCATGGCTTCCCTCTCTGTGGGGTTACCCATGTCTGTACCCCTTGGCATACCGTCCTGCTCATGGGAGTGCATACCATCCAAGTCTTCCAGTTTCTTTTCGAAGTCGTGGTAGGCATAGCAGAAGTCCACAGCCAGACGGTAGGTATCGTAGGGCAAGTACCACTTGCTCCCTGGTTTCGGCGCTCGGTTATGACTCATAACTCCCCTTTCTTCATCAGCTTGTAACGATAGAACGCAGCCATGGCTCTGGCTTCCGGCAGGCTTCCTGCATCGAAGCGTATGACCACGCTGTTGTCCCTGTATATAACCCCGTTGTCAGCTACGTGGTACGCAGGAGCGCACCGCATGATGTGGTTATCGCCCCTGCTTATCTCTACTCTGTACTGCACTCCTCGTCATCCCCTTCGTCCTTCGGCAGATAGGTTATGTTTGTTCCGTATTCTCCGATGTGTATGCTCACAGATCCGCCACTGCCGTCCGCTCTTTTCACCGTCTCCTGCACGAACGCGAGTATTGCAGCCTCGCTTGGCACACCCACCTGTGCTTTCCTTACGGATGCCCTTGCCAGTGTGACTATGCACTCCACAGCAGAGACACAGACCACTATGACCAGTACCAACGTTTGAATAAATGTCATTCCTTCACCACCTTCCGTATGCTTTTGCAGCTATCAGTATCATCAGTGCGAACATTGCCGCCGTCAGCACATATACGTCTTCTTCCCGTCTGTATAGCAGTGTCACTGGCAGTTCAACTGCAATCAGCAGGATTACGAAAATGAGTAGAAGTATCATGGCTCGTCCTCATCTTCTGTCAGCTTATCTGCTATGACAGCAAGTGATAACGCTATCTGCGACAATAGAGGAAGCATATATAACTCTGGCTTTTTCACACTGCCAACCAAAGCGGTTTTTGTATCGTCTATTGTGTCCCGTGTATCTTTTACTCTGCTCATTCCTTCTCCGCTCCTTCTCTCCGTTTCTGCTCAACCAAAAGGGTTTCGTGCCACTTCAACCAATCTGGCTTGTCTATGCGTTCATCTCCATACAGATCCATTTTCTTCTGGAACTTACAATCCTCAATCATGACGTACAAATCCTTGTCGGATATATCTTCCAGATGACTTCTGCATATCTCTTGAACAAGTGACGGCATATAGGTCTCTCTGCCGTGGCAGTATCGTATGGCACATATGCAGAGCGTTCCGAAGTCTTCCTGTGAGATTCCTTTGATCATGGCTGTTTTCCTCTCATATCTGCACCACAGTTTGGGCAGAAATCAAATCGTGTCGATGCACAGAAAAATGCAGCTTGACATTCACTACACTTGTCCTCGTCTTCATCGAACACAGATATCCATCGCCCCGTCTTGCGCTCTGGCTGTGCGGATGGCAAAGCACGCACGTCACGAGCAAGCGGATACACGCCTGATTTCCATCCTTTATTCAACAATTTAATAACATCATCATCATATACCGCTCTACTCATTCCTGTTCACCTCTCATGTCTGCCCCGCAGTTTGGGCAAAAATCATACATTGCTCTGGTGTACTTTTTACAAGCTGAACACTTATATGGATAATTTGTTACAAGTGATTCTCTAATCCACTTCCCCTTCCGCTCTAACTGTGCGGATGGCAATCCTCTTATTCTTTCAATAGCATCAACCACAAACCTGCATTTCTTTATTTCATCAATAGCCACCTGTCTGCTGATCATGTCATCCATATATCCCTCTCTCCCTGTATGTGTGATGTACAGTTACCCTTATCTGCCTGTATGGTCCTGCCTTGAATGCTGTGCAGTTCTCTGCTTTGCACGGTCTCCTGTGTCCTGCCCAGAACATGTACTCGCAGTAGACCTGGCTCTTCCTGTGTGCGTGGTCGAAGTATCCACGGTATATGCATTTACTGCACTTCTCTTTTGGTTTTCCCCGCCGTTCCCGCTGTGCGTCCTTCTTGAACGTTGTGCCTTCCGGGGCGGTGAGTGCAGCCAATGGTTCAGCACCATTCTTTAGCCTGTCCCGTGTCCTCTCTGCACTTACTCCGTATATCTTGCTCCATTCCTGTAGTGTCTTTGTCTCACCGTCTATGGTGAGCATTGTCCTTTGCCCTCGCATGTGTGTGTGCCTTTCTGTGCTTCTGCCCCTGCCACCGCTCAGGGGCATCTGCTAAGTGGTGTATACTCAATCACTAAAGGAGAATTATTTTTTTTGAAGGATGAAGTTGTTTATTTGTTATGCGGTGGTATGGGGAACTATGTTGTCTCTTCTCTGTGCCGGATCATTGCGTCCCTCTCTTCGGCGATGGAGTCCATGTACTTGCTGACCGCTTCCTGATGCTCGTCATTCCACTCCTCTATGGCTTTGGCAATCCTGTCATCGCTCTCCTTGCCATCGGTGTACTGGTACTCGAAATCATCCATCCTCTCGAAGCCTACAGCCTGGAAGTAGAGGTATGCGGTTGTCAGCCTGAGGTTCTCCCGGATGATGCGGTACACATGGTTGCATCGTCTTCTGTGGTTCGTTAGATCCCGTTTGAAGTCCGGCTCCCACTTCTGTTCAAGTGAATATTCCTTCAGAGCAATCTTTACGGCTGTGATGTGTCTTCTCTGTGCAAGGCCACCATTGTACATTTTTTTGCACCACTCCATGTCCAAGCGGTAGATGAGGAAGTGCAGGAGTGTCAGGTTTCTGGTGTACATCCTCTCAATGGTCTTGTAGTGCAGAAAGTACTTGGCCGACCGCTTGTTCATGCCTTCTGGTTTCGGTGCATCGAGCCATCTTTCAGCTGCGCTTTTCCATACTCCCATGGTTATCTACCTGTGCTTCCGAAACCGTTGTCTCCTCGGTCACCGCCCTGTATCTCGTCCACTATCTCTACTGGCGCGTAGTAGACCGGGACGATGACAAGCTGAGATATCTTGTCTCCGGCTCTGACCTTGTAGTGGGTATCGCCATGGTTGTATAACTTCACTCTGATTTCCCCAGAGTACGATTCGTCGATCAATCCTGTACTGGTGATGTCGTTCATAACGTTCAGTCCGCTCTTAGAGATCAGGATGCCTGCCGTTCCCTTTGGCAGTTCCACATGGACTCCTGTGCGGAATGTCTCAGAACTCCGTGGAAAGATGGTCTTTGTCTCCATCGACCGGATGTCCAGACCTGCATCTGTGTAGTGCGCTCTTACTGGCTCATATGCTCCTTCATCAAGTTTTACTCGCATCGGTTCTTCCTCCCCTTCTTCCTTCCTGACAGGGTCTGCCGTAACCCTGTTATCTGTACCACGTTGTCCGTGGCAGCCATCAGTGTCTCTATCGTCATCACAACCACTCTGTTCTTGGTCAGGACGATGTTGCCGTCTGGTGGTGGCAGGATGCTGTCATCTGTTTCTGTCAGTGTTATCTCTCTCATCATGCTCCCCCTGCCAGTAGCTGTCTCACCAGTGCATCGTTCTGTTCCTTCGCCGACCCTGTCCGTCCGATGGTCTGGTTTATCTTGCCAATGCTCTTCGATGTCCCGGACCGTGCCTTCGGCATCTTCTGGTTCAGATAGCTTTCAAAGTGCTTGGCACAGAACAGTGTCTCAGGTCTGAGGTACTGCTCCTGATCAGTGCCGAGCCACTCGGCAGACTTCACATCGATCACCTTCTTGAAGTCATCAGTGGTATGTCCTTCTGCCATCCGTGCCTTTATCAGGGAGACCGTGTTCCTGGAGGACGCCTTGTAATTGCTGTGGGTCTTCTCGTTCAGGTAGTTGACAATCTCTCTGGAAGCCACCATCAGCGGTTCGGCTTTAGGTTTATCCTCTTCAGTATTCTCTACAGTATCTTCTTCAGTATTCTCTTCAGTATATTCTTCAGTTGTATCGGTACCGTATTGATACGGTATCGATACGGTATCTCCATCAAGAAGTCCGAGAAGAAACTGACGGTATACCGTGTTCTTTACTTTGTTTATCTGGTCTGCAAGAGGTTTCCTAAACTTCTCCGATGATGTCCAGTTGTGTTTGTGCCAGTTGACGATCAGCATCTCCTTGGTTCTCTCGGAATACCTGACCACACAGTGTTTGTGTATCAGGGAGTCGAGCGCCTTCTTCACCTTGTCGTTCGATAGACCAGTGTCATATGCAATCTGTCTCATGCCAATCTCGTAGCACCCGCACAGGTTGGTCAGCGGATTGGTCAGGAGATACAGGAACAGGTACTTCTCGTCAGGTGTCATATCCTCGGAGACCTTGGTGTCGTTCCAGAATGTGGTGCTGATATTTCTAAACTTCGCCATTCTTTTCACCTTCCTTTGCTATGACCCAGTACTTAAGATCCAGACACTCCGATAAGTAATCGGACACACTGTACTCTTCGGCAACCTCACACTCTTCCATTTCCTTCTTTATCTGCTCAACCGTCTTATCAGCCAGTCGAATAGTGATCGTTTGCCATCCGTTATTTGCTGATTTCCGCCTGTTGTAGCAGATACCACCAAGCTTATCGAACGCCTTATCCCACGACTTTTCTGTCCCGTTGTAGTAGTGGTTGAAGGATATCTCGATGGCGTCCATCACCTCCTGAAACGAGAACTGCTTTATGAGTTTCTTTATTGTTCTCATTCCGTTTTCCGTGAGGGAGTATCCGCTTAGTTTGTGAATGTAATCACTGGCGTTCTTTGCGATGTCGTTCTCAGTATCTGCAAGTGCCTGACGCCATTCAGCCATCATCTCGGCCTGTTCCCTGCGTTCGGCAAGTTCTTCCAGAGCAGCCTGCTGTTTCTTCAACTCATCGTTGTCTGTCAGCTTCCGCTTACCCTTGCCCCTGTTGCAGTCCCGGCACGATGTGATGAGGTTCACCATATCGTCCGTTCCGCCTTCCGCTACAGGATGGATATGGTCTACTTCGAGGATCACATCGGGAGCCATTCGTCCGCAGTACCGACAGGTGAAGTGGTCTCTCTTGAACACCTCAAACCTGATTTTCTTTGGAAGTGCTTTCCTTCTTGCCATCTCCTATTCCTCTTTCGTATAACTTCATGAAATCGTCTAAACTCATCGTGACCAGAGGCTCTTCCCTGCTTCTCTTGTGAACCACGACCGGTATGTCCCCTTTGCCGGATGCTTCTGCGTCTCTCTTGGCCTGTTCATACCAAAGTCGAATCTGGACTCTCTCTTGAAACTTGCACTCGAGCCAAATATGTTCGAGGCCAACAACATCGGCAACTCCTCCGTTATTCCCACAGTGCTGTGCTGATCGGTGTGCATCAAATCCCCTCGCTTTCAAGTAGTGGGCCAACCAGAGTTCTCCCCTGGCTCCTTTGGCCCTTGAATTTATCGCCATAATGACTCGCTCGCTTTCTTTGTGTTCTTCCCTTTAAATGATGGAATAGTCCCATTGCGGTAATCAGACAATCTTGCGTAGTGGTGGTTTCTGTAATGACTCCTAAGTCCATCGCACACCCTCCTCACAGACTCTCCATTTGATCCGCCAACCGCCCTTGCTGCATCTGTAAAGTTTTCGAACTCTTCCATGGTGTCAAGATCAATAACGGGTATTCCAAAATAATGAAATTTTATTTTACGATGTGCACGTTCCATATTTTCTTTATGTGTGCATACCTCAAGGTTCGAAAGCGCATTGTTTGTTTTGTCGCAATCCAGATGATCTATTACAGCGTTAGGGTTGAAAGACCTGCCCGACTTGTACTCTGTGAACGCTTCCATAACAAGAATGTGAACCCGGTACTGCTTTGAAATGTTGTCTCGGCAAAGTCCGACATAGCAATATCCATTTCTGCTGTTCACGTATTGGCTCAGTATTCGTTCATGGTTCTGATGATACTTTGGAAGGCTTTTCACCCTCCCTAAACTGCTCACCTCGTACAGGCCTTCATATCCAACTACGGGTTTCCAAACCTCATCCGTCATCTGCGTCTTTTCGTTCATTGGCTTCTCTCGCTTTCTTCTCCCAGTACCGCTCTTTTGCAGCTTTGACTTTGTCTTTGTTCTTCTTACGCCATTCTCTGAGGTAGGCGTTCCTTGCTTCCCTTGCGCTATCGGTCATGTTATTCCTATTCCTTTCGCCCTATACATACCACACATAGGTGGTACTTTATTCCGGCAGTTTAAAAAGTTTCAGGCTACATCTCTGGGGTCGTCAACCAACCTGTATCGTTTGAAGCGCTTGCCTGTTTCCGGGTTCTCATCCCAAGTGTCTGCGATCACATATCCCATGGCTCTCAGGTCACTCAACCGTCTCTGGAGAGATACGATACCGAACTGCCGGAAGGCGTCCATGCTCGTTATCGTTCCTTTGCTCATGGCCTGTACCAGTGAGTAGTACTGCGTCCCCTTATTAACTTTGATTGGCATACTTCCTACCTCCTCTTAGTGGAAAGGTAACTGTTCCTGTTCAAGTCCGTCCGGGATGTCCATCCATTCGTCCTTCGGTTCTTCCGGTGCCGGAGCGGGTGCTTCCGGTGCTTCCTGCGTCTGGCTTGCAGCTTTGCTCTCTGCGAACTCCTGGTTCTCTACCACGACATCTGTTGTGTAGACCTTTGTGCCGTCCTGCTTGGTATAGCTTCCTGTCTGGATGCGTCCTTCGATTGCGATCTTCGTTCCCTGATGAAGGTACTTCTCAGCGAACTCTGCGCTCCGTCCGAATGCCACACAGCTGATGAAGTCTGCCTTCTGATCTCCGTTCCGGTTGAAGCGTCTGTCGACAGCAAGTGAATATCTGGCGATGGTCTGTGCGTTCTCTCCCTGTGATTGTCTGATATCAGGCTCCCTCGTTAAGCGTCCCATTAAGATTACTTTATTGATAAGTCATCACTCCTTTCACAGCCAGTTCTTTCCAAATCTGGCAATCCAGTCTTTCTTCTGTTTCCCGTAGTGCTTCAGCCATGCTCTCTCGGCTATCTCTTTGTACTGGACATCGAGGTTATGTCCGTCTTTACCATGAAGGTAGGTGTGGCAATCAGCGCAAAGATAAATCCACAAGCCGTCTTCCTCAGCTTTCCATCGATAGGCAACGCCCTTGATACAGTGATGCCGTTGCAGGTTGACCTCGCTTCCGCAGTGGTAGCATCGAGGTGTGTTGTCTATGATGGATTTATGATGCTTTGGTATTGCGTCCATTTGTCTGCTTCTCCCATTCCTTCAATGCTCTGTCCATGTCCTCTTCTTCCGGTGTGGGTATGCCCATCTCTTTCATCTCACTGATGACACCGCTCAGGAGTCTGGAGAATTCTTTGGTGTCGTAGGTGCTGCTTCCGTAGTAGCACAGGATCTGCGTAGCTTTTCTGCCGTTCACATCGACCTCTCCGACTACTTCCAGTTCCCGCCACATGCTCCGCATCTTTTCCACTGCACCGTCTGGGACTATGGCATAGGTGAATTTTCCGTACCGTTTCAGCATCAGCAGATAAACTTCCCATTTGTCTGTGTTGAGAGCGTCTGCCATCTTGTCCAAACACTTCCACAGTAATGCGTTTGCGTTCAGAGACCGCTTCTCTCGCCACCTCACGGCCTTCAGACGGATATCTTTTTCTCTCAGGTCTCCA